CGCGGCGTCAATCTCTTGTCCGACGGCGACGGGTCCAACCGGGGGAACCCAATGGGGGGGGAGGTAGTCCGTGTAATTGTTCCACGTAGAACCCCCTAAACCTGTGCTCCCGACAAACTGACCCGCCGACGGCGACCAGACGGACCCGACCGGGGCGCCGGATCCGCTTCCGCGCCCAGCAAAGCCGGCGCCCGGAACCGGGCGCAGGTTGGTTTCCACCACGACTCCGCCCACGGCGCCGAGGCCGTTGATTCCGAGCGGCGCCAGCGCATAGCCGTCGACCGACACGACCAGGTCAACGTATGTGTATTTCGCATGAATGCGGTCGTCTTTCCTCTTGACAATCGCCTCGAATACGATCAGCGAACGTCCCCCCTCAGCCGGGAGCGCGTTCGGGTAGCGCTTCTCCACGCTCGAAATCCGAACGCTGCTAACCCCTGTCCGGGGGCGCTCGCCGATCGTCGCCTCGATGATGAGGTCGCGCCCTTCGTGGTAAAGTCGCGCGCCGCTCGCCGGGCTCGCCGAACCGCGCCGGCCCAGACAGAGGATCGTGCGCCGGTCGGTCGTCCCGAGCGCTTCAGGCTCGACCCAGACCTCGGCGGCGATGCCGTTCGGCAGCGACAGAGAACCCTCGAGCCGACCGGATCCCTGTAGGCGAGCTCCCGTCCGCGAGTGGACCCCGCTCTTGGGTTCAACGACCGACGTCTCGCCGAACGTCGCGTCTCCGACGCGGGTCAGCGCGAGCGTCCCCGTGATGGATGCAGCAGAGCTCGAGCCCGCAGCTTCTCCAAGAGGCCAGTAGTAAAGAGGCCGCGTCTCATTCGCGCCCGGCTCGAGGATTTCGGCCCGGTAGCGGTCCGCCGTCGCGTCCGCGGCTGCCGCCTGCCCCCCTTCGTGGATCTCATATTCAACGCCCGACATCTCATCAATCGGGACCTCGCCAACGTAAATACGCGGGCGACCCGTCACCGGATCGCGCAGGCGATAGCGGCCGCTCCCAACGAGCAGCAGAAGCCGCCAGTAGCGGGTCCCGCTGATGAGCTCAGTAAACGGCGGGGCGGCGAACGGCGGCGCCGCGCGGAAGTGGCCGAGCCCAAACGGCATTACCTCAAATGGGCGCAGCTCATTCCCCGTTCCGGTTGCCGCCTGTGAGCGCGTCGGACCGATCGCCGCCGGCTGCGATGGTTCCGACGGCGACATAAGGCCCGTTAGCGCCGTCGTCGCCGCGAATGTCGCGCCAGCAATGAGCGCGCCCGTCAGAAACGTCGCGACCCCTTCGATCACGAATAGAGTGCCCACCGTCACGGTCCCCGCCGCGGCACTCACCGCCAGACCGCCCGCGGCGGTCGCGAGCGCCGCGCCGCCCGGAACCACGCTCGCTAGTGTGGTCCCAAGCGAGACGAGGAATGACGTGATCGTCACGAGCTCGCCCGGCAGCGAGCGCGCGACGACCAAGTCGCCGGCGCGCGGCCTCAAGTGGGCGAGCACGTCGACCGTTACGCCGTTCCACTCGGCGACCGGGTCGACCGCGCGGTCGCCGATCAGCACGCGCAGCGCGCCGCCTTCTGCCCGCACAAGCTCGCCCTCGGCGAGCCCCTCGGCGAGCGTGCGCCCGACCGGGATTTCGAGTGTTTTCGATGCCATAGACCACGGCAGCGGCATGATGTGGAGGCGCCACGTCGCATAGTGAGATCGGTGTCGGAAGTAGCCGGCGACCCGGCGCGACCAAAACCCCGTGCGCAGCGACTCGACGCAGGCCCCAGGCCCCGGCGCCTGTGATCCGTCCGCCCGCGCGAGCGGCGCCCGGACGTTGAGCACGCGGGAGCCCTCCAGCACGATCCCAACGTGCGACGGCGCCGTCGGCTCGCGGACCCATAGCAGCACCACGTCGCCCGGTTTCGGGTTCGCGACGCGCACCCAGTCGCCAAGACCGCCGGCTACCACGTTCGCGACCTCGAGCGACTCGGCCGCGCTCGCGTAGGAGCCGACGTAACTCGGCAGCTCGAGCCCGAACTCGCGCTTATAGAACGCGACGACCAGGCCCCAGCAGTCGAGCCCGGGCGCCTGGTCGCCGAGCTCGTCGCCGCGGCCGAGGTCCCGGTAGGGAGTCCCGAGGTAGAGGCGCGCGTCCACGACTAGCCGTTAGCCCCAGGCGCGCCCGTGTAGCGGAAAACGCCCGGCGCCGCGTCCGGCGTGAATTGCTGCCAGGGGCACGCGCGCAAGAGCGCCGGCGTGGCGGCGAGCTCGCCCTCGACGGCGACCAGGTCCATAGACAAAGAGGATAGACGCGCCCGGCGGAAGGCCCTTTCCGTGATGTCCGGGTTCGACCCGAGAACGATCTCAGCCGTGATCCGCGGCGCGCTCGTCGGCGGCAGCGCGATCAGCTCAGCGCGGAGCTCGTGCGTCACGTCCTCGAGGATCATCGTCGCGCGCGGCGGCCGATCTTCGATCTCCTCCGGTAGCGTCAGGTTCATGCGTGCCGGATGGAAAAGCCTCCCCCGTGAGTTGATAGCCTCCACGTTCGACGTGAGCCGCAGCGGGTCCGCGAGTAGCGGGTGCGTGATCTCAACCAGCCATAAAATCGGGTCGCCGGATTCCTGCGCCAGAATCGCGCGCCACGCCGCCGGTGTGAGTGTCACGACCGCTTGACCTTGACGATTTTGATAGCGCCCGAGCGACCCACCGGGCCAACCGGATAACTAGCCACTAGGTTGAGAATGCTTGGAATCGTGACGCCCACGACGGCCGCCGCCTTGCCGCGGCCGTCGGCCGCGAAGTAGACGAAATCGCCGGCGGCGATCGCCGTCCCCGCGAGGTCGACCCCTGACGTCGTGACGCGCGCCGCGAGCGTGAGAGTTCCCGTCGCCGAGAACTCATACGGCGCCCACGGCTGCCAGCTAAACGCGAGCGCGACGCGCACGAGTTGTTGTGGATTGCTCGACCCCGCCGGGAGCATTTCGGGCGTGACGTTCACGCGCGACGTGATCCGCCTTGCCGCATAGCTTGCGATCTCGAGGCGCACGACGCCGGCGCCCGGCCACGGGTTCAGCCAATCAAACTGCTCGGTTCCCCGGTCGAGAGTATGGTCGTAGAACGCCCTGAAGAGGTCGTATTGGGCGCCCGAGAACAAGAAAGGCGGCGGCGTCAGGTCGACCGGCTCGGCCGTCCAGATAGCGCGGCTCTTGCTCGGCCCCGCGTCCGGTTGCCAGCGCGCGCGCTGGTCGAGCGGCTTTTCTTCGGAGTCGAGAGGGAAGGATTGAGGGAGCTCACTCGGCCACACGAGCGTTGACACGCGGCGGCCCCCCTATCGCATCCCGGGGGCGTGACGCCCGCCGAGTTGGTCACGGAATGCCCCGCGCTGTAAGAGCGCACCGAAAGCCGACTCGAGCTCGACCACCGTTTTCTCCCGGCCGTTCCGGCGCACCTTGCGGGCGCTCGCCTGAATTCCGGGCACCGTGTTGACGACCTCGATAGACGCGCCGCCGCCGTCGCCGCGCAGCCGTTCGAATTTCGCGAGCGGGATTACGAGCTCGGGCCGTGTCGACGGATCCTCGCCGATCAGCCCGAGCGTCGGGCCCGTCACCAGGCCGCCCTCGGCGAACCCGAAGACCTTGCCCAACAGGCCGAGGATCACCGACCCGCCCACGTTCGACGCGGCGCCGGTTGCTGCGCCGCCCGTCGTGCCGGCGCCCGCGAGGTTGTCGCGCAGCAGCTTGCCGATGGACGTCGCGGCCGCCTGGATTTCCATGCGCACGAGCGTTTCCCCGAACGATGAGACGAGCTCGCCGAAGCTCGCCTTCGTTTTGCCGAGGATGTTTCCCGTCAGGAAATCCGCGACCGACTCGAGCCCGAGCTGCGCGAGCTGCGCGAGGTTGTTGGCGCTCTCGGACTGAATTTCCCTGAGCTTCGCCGCGCCGGCGGCCTCGATTTCCGTTCGGAGTGTCGCCGCCTTTTCCGTGGCGAAGCCGAGTCGATCAAGCTCGGCGATGCGGCGCGACGTCTCGAGCTCCGCGAGCGCAACGCGCGAGAGCGTCGCTTGTTCAAAGTCTCGCGTGACCGATTCCTCAAATGCCTTGCGTTCATTCGCGAGCCTCTCAACGCCGGCCATCTCCTCGCGGATCGTCGACACGGCGACGGCGAGCGGATCCCGGCCCGTGTCGCCGCGCGCGCTCGCGCCCTTCGGCGCCTTCGGCACCTTCGGCGGCGGCCGCGATAGGCCGCTCGAATACGACGCCGCCTGGGGGCGTAGCGGGTTCCCGAACTCGTCGAAGCCGAGCGACCCCGCGAGCTCGCCACGTTGCGCGATTGAGGCGGCCGAGGTCGCCTTTTCGTCGGCGGCGAGCTTGCTAGCCGAACGCGCCTCCATGCGCCTCTTGAGCTCGCCCTCGAGGCGCGTCATTATCGCGCTACCCTCGGGCTCGCCGGAGAAGCGCGCGGCCGCAACGGTTCTCGCGAGCGTCTCGAGCTGCCGGTCCTCGCCGAACGCCTCGAGGTTTCGTATCTCGCGGATCGCCCGCCCCGCGCCCGCAGCGAGATCGAGGAACACGCGCGCGAGCTCCCCGACGTCGCTGGCGAGCTGCCCGATAGCCCTGATTGACTCCGGATCGGACAGCGTCGACAGCAGATCCCCGGCCGCCGGTTGCGCGTCGAGTAGCGCCGTAGTGAACTGCGCCCGGATGACGTCAGAGACGCGCGTGACTGCGTCCTTCAGGTCGTCGGCGCTTTTCACCGCCTCGTTGGAAATCACGGCGCCGGCGTCGTGCGCCTGCGCCGCGTAGTCCGCGAGCCCGGCTGCGCCCTCGGAGAATGCGAGCACGAGCTCGCTGCCCGTCTTGCCGGCTGCCGCTTGGATCAGCGCCAGGCGATCCTGCTCGGATCCAAGCGCCGCGACCCGGTCGGCGAGCAGGTCCATTGCCGCGCCCGTGTCCTTCGCACCGCGCAGCGTCGCCGCGAACCCCGGATCCGCGACCGCCAGGAATTTTGCGAGCTTCCCGGTTCCGCGGTCGAGGTCCGACAGGTTCCGCGCGAACGTGAGCACCGCATTGTCGAGGCCCGAGACGTCGCCGCCTGCCTGCTCAATCGCAAAGCGGAGCTCTTGATATTTCTCGGCCGTAATCCCCGCGCGCTGCGAGAGGTCCTGCAGCGCGGCCGCGTTGTCGATCGCGCTGCGCGTCGCGCCGGCGAGCTTCGATGCGAGCGCCGTCAGGCTCCCGACTCCGAGCGCGCCGGCGATGCCGAGTCCGATCGCTTTGACACTCGACCCGAGCCGCGCGAACCCCGTGTTGATCGACCCGAGGTCGCGTTCCATGCGGCGCGCGCTCGAGGCGACCGTCCCCTCGGCTACGCGTAGCTGCGAGCGCAGCGCGCCAACGTCCGCGCGGAGCTCGACGACGAGCTGCTCAATGGTCTGCGTCATGCGCGCCCCCGGGTTCGCTGCCCGTGGCGGCCGCCGGCAGCAGCGGCGCCCGCCACGAGCAGCCGGCGCCGCGCGCTAGGTCGCGCCGCGCCGTGCGGGCGCCGAGTGGCGGCCCCTATTCCGCCACCACGGCGCCCACCCAGGAGAACCCTTAGCGTCGACGCTACGAGCGCCCCGCAGCCGCTCGGAGCTGCGATCGCAAGCGGGGACGTGCGCACCTACCGGCCCCCCTCGAGCGCGGCCCGCCTGCGCGATTGCGCGCGCTCGTGCGTCGCGCGCATCCCATCCTCGGCCGCGTCGAGGTCGGCGATCGCAGCGCCGAGCTCGGCGTCGTCCAGCCGTGCGAGCTCGGCGACCTGGTCGGCCGTGAGCGTCGGCGCCGGCGCGTCCGGATCCGGAACCGCGGACGCGATCAGCGCGGCGGCGAACGCCGCTGCATTCGCTTCCTCGGCCGCCTCTGCGCGCGCGGCTCGCTCGACCGGATCCCACGTCGGCATGAAATCGCCCGGCGAGTACGGCGCCCGCTCCGGGTTCCGGTTCACGTTCGCAATCACGGCCGCGAGTGTCCCGGTCCGGAAGTCGTCAACGCCCGTCCCCCAAGGTTCAATTTCCGCGAACGCGTACCAGTCTGCGACCTCGGAACTCGTCAGCTCGTCGAGCAAGTGGCGCGGGTGAGCGAAACCTAGTTCCCGGGCGAGTCGGAAGAGGAAACGCCATCCGGCTCGCCCGCGGATTCCCCCGCGCTGGCGTCGACCCCCGCGACGCCGAGTCGGTTGACGTCGCACGCCGCAACATAGATGGCGACGACGGCGCTCGACGGCAGCTCGCCGACCCAGTCCGCCGCCGAAATCACGCCGCCGTCGGCACCGTCGAGCGGATTCTCGAGCAGCGGTTCGCGCGTCTGCGGGTCGACGACCGTGAGCGCCAGCACGAACGCTACGCGCTCGTGCCACGGCACCGCCTCGAATCTCTCTCGCGCGGCGAGCGCGTCCTCGAGGTCGAGGCGGAAGCGCGCGGGAACCTCACGGACGCCGACCGACACGCCGAGCGATTCGACCTCGACGACGCGCAAGCGCAGCACGTCGCGACGCGCGGCGAATAGCGCCGATGCGCCGCCACGCGTGAGCGGCGGAAGCGCCGCGCGAGCCTCGCTCACGGGTGCGCCTCTTCGGTCACGACTCCCGTGATCGTGAGTGTGACGGTCGCCCGCAGAAGGTCCGTTACCGGGTTCTTGATTGCGAACGATGAGACGAACGCCGAGAACGCCAGGCGCTTATTGCGCGCCGGGAACACGTAGCGGAAATGGCGCAGCACTCCCGATACCATGTCGGCCCGCAGCCCGGTCGTGCCGTCGTGCGTCGCGTGCGTCGGGATGTAGTTGCAGTCGAAGACGAAGTCTCCGTTCTTCAGCATCCCCGGGCGCTTTTCCTCGCTCCCGTCGGGCGTCTCCTGACTCGTGCAGTCGATCATCTCGCGCACGCGCGGGTCCGCGTTTGAGATATCGAGCATTTCGGCCGTGAGGTCCCAGCCCTCGGTCGGTGTGGCACCGTCGCCAGCGTAGAGTTGAGCGCCGCGCCCCGTTTGCGCGGCGGACGGATACGGCATGGTTCGTCTCCCTTACTCGACGGCGCGTCGCGCTTTCGAGATGGCCTTTCGGATTTTCTCTTCCCGATCGTCGGCGGCCGCCGGCGAACCTTGGAACGCAGGCCGCTTGACCTGCGCGGATTCAGGCGATTCGACGCCCCACGCCGGGCGCGTCACGCGCGCCGCCGGCGTCGCGGGCGCCATCACGTACGGCGGCCGCTTCACTGCGGCGTAGGCGTCGCGCGGCGGCTCCGGCACCGGATCCGCGAACGTTTCGCTGCGTTCTTTTCGCGTCACGGTTGCGCCCCCCCGTCCGATTTCGAAGTCGCGTACAGCCGCGCATAGAGCAGCCGCGCATAAAAGAACGGCCGCGCCTGGTCGGCATCGACGCCGAATTCGGTCGACCGGAGCTCCCAGCCGCCAAGCTGGTCGACACGGTCCTCGGCGTCGCCGGCGACCTGGTCCACCTCGGCGATCGTGCGAGCCGCGACGACCACGGCGACCTCGAGCGTCCGCGCGACGGACTGCGTCCCCGCGTTCGTGACGGTTTCGCTCTTCGGATTGACGGCGAGCGCCGGGAATTGGATCGCGGCGCCCTTCGCGTCGACCGCGGCGATCGGCGCCTCGAGCACCGCGCGCACGACGCCCAGGTCGACCAGGCCGCGCAGCACGGCGACTAGAGGGTCGATGAGTAGCGTTCGCCGCGGGTGCATCAGGGCCACCCCTCAGCGAGCCCGACACGAGCGAAGCCGGTCCCGTCCGGTTCCGGCGGTTCGCCCACCGTGAACGTCCGCGAGTGTCCGGCGACCGCGACGCCGTCGCCGACGGCGAGCGCGCCGAGGTCCGACTCGCGGCCGTACAGTGAAGCCTTGTCGGCGGCCGCGCGCAGCTCGCCGCCGAGGTCGACGACGGATCCCGGGGCGTCATAGATCGCCACGCACGAGCGCGGCGACCCCGCCACCGGCGTCACCGTCACCGCTTCGCCGAAGTCGGCGAGCAGCGCGGCGCGGTCCGCTTCGTCCTCGACAGCCACTAGGCGGCCGCTGCCTTCGGCGCCTTCGCGCCCTTCGCCTTCACTTCGTCGCCCTCGGCGAGATGGGCCCAGCCGCGCGCGACGAATGAGCGCGCCTCGCCGACGAGCTCGCCCGTCTTCGGGTCGACACCCTCGAGCTCGATGAGCTCGCCGCGCACCGTGTGCTCGTCGTTCACGCGACACGAACGGTCGAGAATCAAGGGAACGGTTGCCATGATTTCGGTCCTTTGCTGCGATGCAGATTCGAGGGGGAAAGTGGCGGCGCCCGGAACGCCCGGGCGCCGCCGCGTAGCCTTGACGCTACTCGGAGCGCCCGTCGATCAGGTCGTCAGGAAGTCCGCGCAGTAGGAGAACGATTCCGCGTGGCGGACGGCGATGTCGACGTCGAGGAACCCGCGCACCACGACGCCGCCCGAGTCGCCGAGAGTCACGTTCTCGGCCGTGATATCGAGCGTTCCCCACTCGCCGATCAGCAGGTCGCCCCAGTTGCCGAAGAACGCGCCGGAGCAGATCCCCGATGCCGACCCTTTGGTCAGCGTCGAGCTAACCTGGTTGGTCACGAACGCCGGGTAACCGTTCACCGGCATGGCGCCTTCGCTCCAGAGAAATTGCGCCGTGGCCGACGCCTTCTCGACCACCTTCATTTTGCCGCGCAGCTTCGCGTTGACCACGTACGCGAGCCGACCGATGTCGGCATTGTCGAGCGCGACCTCGCTCTCGAGCCCGACGATGTGCGCCCAGGTCGGCGCGCCACCGTTCGTCCCGACGGCAACCGTTCCGATGCCGTTCGTTTGCGCGATCCCGGTCGGCGCGCCGCCGCTACCCGAACCGTGTAGCGCCGCGAGGTCCATTGCCAGCGCCAGCACCAGCGCGATGTCATCGCGCGTCAGTTGCTCGATCGCCGGCGTCGACTGCAGCAGCATAAGCCGCGTCATGTCGGAGCGAGCCCGGCACGTCTTCGGCGAGAGCGTGACCTGGTCGTAGGTCTGGGCCGTGTCGCCCGAACCGTTGCCCTCCGTCACCCACGCCGCCGAGGTCGCGCCCGTCCGCCGCGGGATCGCGACGTTTCCGACGAGGCCCGGGAGCATGATTGCCCCCGCAGCGCGCACCGCCATCCGGTTACGCAGCAGGTCGACGAACGATTCGGCCAGCAGGCCCGTTTCGATCGTCGCCGAGCTCGTGCCGGATTTCGACACGGCCGCGCGAGTCGCGATGCCTTCCTGCAGCGGCGCGCGCGCCGTCAGTACTTCGTAGGGGATCAGCATCCCCCGCGCTTGACGCCCCGCGCGCTTCTCCGCCTCGCGGCACGCCTCGAGCTCGAGGCCCGCGTCGGACCAGTCGCGCGAGGCGAGCGCCTTGATGGCGCGATGTAGCGAGAACTGCGCGAGCTCACGGCCGCCGAGCCCGATCGCCGTCGGCGGCACCGCAAGCGCCTTGCCTTCCGTGACCTTGTTCAGCAGCACCCAGCCGCGGAACTCCGCGGCGCTCGTGCCCCTCGCGATCGCGGCGAGCCCTTCCTCGCGGCAATTCCACCGCTCGGCCGTCGCCATGACCTCGGCCGCGCGAACCTGCTCGCGCTGCCCGATCTCCGCGCGCGTTCGCGCGAGCTCGGCAGCCTGGTCGGCCGCCGGCGTTTCGATGATTTCCGGTTCCATGATCTCCACCCCCCGCACGACCAGGCGCTCGGCCTCGCGTGCGACGCTGATTGTCTCGGGCTCGAGCGTACGGCCCACCCCAACACTCGGGTCGGCCGCAATCGCAGCGAGCGAAATCTCGACCGGGCGCCATGAGGTCGCGCGATAGACGTCCCCGTCTGGTCCGCTTTCCTCGAGTACGACCCGCAACACGTAGTAGCCGACCGACACTTGCGCCCGGATACCGTCCTGAACGTCCTGCCAGATTTCCTCGGCGCGTGCGCTTTTCCCAAAGCGCAGCACCGCCCGGCCGCGGCGATCGTCCCCAATCTCCGCGGACACGACGACGCCGACCAGATCGCTCGAGCGATGGTCGACGAGAACCGGGGCCCGCCCGTCGGCGAGCCTCGCTAGATCGCAGGAACCGGGCCCGTGGTCGAGGATCTCCGATCCCCAGAACCGTTCGACGGGTTCCTCGCTCGAGAATGCCACCTCGACCGTTCGCGCGTCCGCTTCGATCGCCGGCGTGCCGTCGGCACGCGTCTCGACGTGCGCGTCGCGGTAGACGAGGAACTCCGTCCCGTCGCGCGCGCAGCGTTCGAAGTCCGCAAGCGCCGTCGCGGCGCGCGCTGCGCCCGGGTTAGTTGCCTTCGTCATCGGTTCCCCCCTGCGGCGAGTCGCCACCGCTATCGGGCACGTCGGCCCCGTCGCCGGTCGGTTGCACCGCCGCAGGCGGCAGCGTCTCCGGGAACGGGATTCCCTTCGCAGCCATGATGCGGCGTTCTTCGGCGATCTCGTCGAAGACGTCGTCGAGGTCGCGGCCGCCCTCGAGTGCGATCTGCGTGAGCGAGTTCACGCGTAGACCATAAGCCGTCTCGTGCCCCTTGCCCTCTTTCAACGGGTCGACCCACGCCCACCCTCGACCCTGCCAGCGCGCGCCCGCGAGGTACGCGTCGAGTTTCCGGATGGGTAGCGGGATCGCGCCCGAGAGTATCTGCAGCGGGAGCCACTCATTGAAATGCGGCGCCAGAAACGACCGCGCGATGAACCCCTGCAGCAGCCGATAGAAGTCACGGTCGCCGAGCTCAGCGATGCGGCCGCTCGAGTAGGTAAGCCCCTCGGTGTCGTTCGCGACGTTGTGATACGAGACGCCGAGGCCCGCTGAAATGCGGCGCGTCACCGCCCGGATGAACGCGCCGACCTGCGCGGTCGGGTGTTGCGGGTCGTACGGTTGGAAGTCCCAGCCCTTCGGCAGCTCTTCGAAGTGACCCGGCTCGGCGTCCTGAATCGGCGCGCCGTCGCCGTCGACGTCGTCGCCCTGGTACTCCTCGCCGCTCGGCGTCTTGTAGAAACCCATCTTGCTCGACGAATTTCGCGCGGCGACCAGCTCCGCCTCTTCGTATCCGTCGAGCATGTCGACCCGCAGCGCGGTCGTGTGGGTCCACGGCATCCCCCGCGTTTGCGTGATCCGCTCGGCGACGAATGAGTGCACGACGTCGGCCGCGTCGACGACCTCGTAGTCGGTTGCGTACGCCGTCGGCGCGAGCCCCGCGAACGCCCAGGACGTGTCACCCGGATGGCGCCGGCGGAAGTAATACGCCGTCGGGCGTTCCCACTCGTCGAACTCGATCCCCATGCGCAAGAACCGGCCATTGCGTAGCGGGCGCTCGAGCTGCTCGTCGACCATGTCGCCCTCGAGCATCTGCACCGCGTAGCCGTGCGCGTTCGGAAACCGGCGCATTTTGCGCGAGAAAATCTCGCCGTCTCGGGCGACGGATTCGAGCGCAAGCCACTGGGCCGCGATTCCGTCTAGGTTGCCCTTCACGCTGAAATTCTCGCGCGCAAGGAATAGCTGCCAGCGCTGCTCAATTCGCACGTTGGCATCGCGGTCGAGCTCGCCCGTATCCGGGTCGCGCGCGCGCATCTTGAGCACCAGGCCGCGGGGGCCGATTACGTTCTTCCGTAGTAGCGAAAGCCAATGTTTGACGAGGTCCGAATCCTGCGCGAGCTGCCGCGAGCGAGCGCGCACACGCGGCAGCGCCGAGCGGATTTCGGCGTCCCCCGTGCCGTAGACCCCCGGGAACGTCGAGTTGAAACGCGACATAGCCGCCGACGCGTAGCTGCGTCGCTGCGGAACGCCGCTTGCCCGGGATCGGTTTCGCGCGCGCGCGGCCGCCGGCGCCGCAGCCGGCGCGGGCGGGTCGCGGCGCCAGAACGCCACCTAGTAGCCCGGCCCGAAGCGGGTGCGGATCGTCCGGCGCGGGTTCCCGAGCCCCTGCGCGAGCCGTTGCGCCGCGTCCTCGGATGCGACGTCGCGCCGATAGCGGTCGCGGATCACGATCAGCTCGGCGAATGGCGTTCGCTGCAGCGATCGCCCGTTGATCGTGTAGGCGAGTTGGTCGGCCGCGGCGCGGCGCTCTAGGACCGCCTCGATTGCCTCGAGCGCGCGGCGCGCGTGGGAGCGCGCGTCATACCCGGCGGCGAGGGTCGCCGGATTCGGTGCGACGTCGAGCGCGCCCTCGTAGAAAGTTGCGCGCTCGGTCGTCTTCGTGGCGAACCCGGCGACGAGGTAGCGCCCGGCCACCCACGACGCGGTTGCGCTCGCCGCGAGGTCGATCACGTGGACGTCACCGGCCGCGGTCGCGGTCAAGTTGATCGGCGTCCCCGGCCCGCGCAGCGCGTAGGTCACGACCCACCCCGCGCTTGCCGGGTAGTCCGATAGCGCGCGTTCCCATGCGACCGAATCGCCAGCCGTGACCGCCAGCGGCTCTCGCGTCGCTCGGCTCACACGGTCGCCCGTAGCGTCGACGCTACCCGATCAGCCTGCGTCATTTCCGCCACCCCTTCACGTAGGAACCACGCCCCCCGCCGGGTTTCCGGCGCCCGTGCGCCGCGTCATCGCTCGCGCCCTTGTGCCCGGCCCGCGGCCGCGGCATCGGATCCCGCTGCGCGTCGACGCGGTCGACCTCGAGCTCGCCGAACTCGGGCGCGCGTGTGTTCCCCCCAGAGGGAAGGTCGCGCGCCGTTGCCGTCTCCGCAATGCGCCGGCGCAGGCGCTTTGCAATCAGCGGCAGATCCGGGCGCAGGATCGCGAACGCGACCAGGTTGTAGACCCGCAGGTCGAGCGCCTCGTTTCGGGTCCGGATCTTGCGCCACACGTACGTTGCGACGCCGCGCGTATACCGCGGCTCGAGGCGCTCGGCCGTGAGCTGCTCGAAAAACTCGTCATCGTAGGAGTCGCCGAAGTGGCAAAGCCCGGGCGTCGGGACGAACGCCGCGGCGCCGGCGTCGCGCGCGTCGAGCCGCTCGGCCAGGTCGTGCGCCCCGACCTCGGGCGGTTGAACCGCGAGCATCGACGCAAGACGTTCCTTGAAGACGTCCACGTTGACCGTGAAGAGCGGCACGCGGAGCACGTTCGCGCGACTCGGGCGCCCGACCGGGGGCTTCCCGGCGCCGCCGGTTCCGCGGATCGCGTAGACCCGGCGCGCCGCGTTCGCCTTGCAGAATCGGTAGGCCGCGATTGAGTGATGGCCGTGCGTGTCGACCGCGGTCGCGGCGATGCGCATCGAAACGCCGCTCTCGTGCTGCCACTCGCGCAGCAGCACGTCGAGCAGCGCGCGCCAGGTCGCCGGATCCGCGGGCGATCCGCTGAAAACCTGATGGCGCACACCCCACGACTCGGGCGGGTCGGTCGCCCCATGCCCGACGACCTCGAGCTCGAGCCGATCGTCCTGGACGTCGACGCCCGCCGTCAACAGGACGACGCCCGCCGGGACCTCGGCCGCGTAGGTTTCGCGGCGCGCCGCGAGGTCCGTCGGGTCGACGCCGGCGACGCCCTCGTCGAACGTCTCGCCAAGCGAGAGGTTGGTCCATGCGCGCATCCGTTCGCGGAACCCGCGCGCCTTTTTCCACGCGTCGACGACCTCGCGGAGCTGCACCCATGGCGACAGCAGCTCGCAGAGATGAAAGCCCGCGATCCGGTCGAACGGCGCCGTCGCGTGCCACGTGCCGAAGCGGACCGCGCGCCACCGATCCGAGTCGGACCAACGCGCGGCGCACGTGACCGACTCGCACTCGTAGCGCGCCGTCTTCGGGTCGAGATTGTCGAACTTGACCTGACCCCACCGTAGGACCTGCCGCAGTCCGCACTGGGGACACGGGACCCGGTAGACCCGGCGATCCGATTCGAGGTATGCCGCCTCGATTGCACTTTTTCCGCGCACCGTGGGCGTCGAGAAAAGCCCGAGCTTTCGATTCCAGAACGTCGTCGAGCGCTTTTTGACGAGCTCGACCGGCGGCCCCTCGGTTCCCGCCGACATAGGGAAGCGGTCGACCTCGTCGCAAAGTACGATCCGGATCGGCCGCGACGCGAGCGACGCTGGTGCGTTCGCGCCCGACGCCGTGATGTGACCGCCCGGGAACTGCTTGTGCAGAATCCGATTCTCGGCGCCGCGGCTCTTCGGCGCGGCGACCTTGTGGCGGAGCGCCGGCGTGTCGCGGAGCATCGGCGCTAGCCGGTCCTTCGACCACGCCTCGGCCATCTTGAGGTCGGGATAAACGACCTGCATGGGCGCCGGATCCTGGTCGATGAAATAGCCGACGACGTTGTTTACCGTCTCCGTCTTGCCAACCTGCGCGCTCGACATAACCACCACGGTTTCGGCGAGCGGATCGGAGAA